ATGTATTTATTCAGTCCGTCTAATAATGCGTTTTATCCTGAGTCTCTTCGCGAGGCTTATGAAAACGCAGGTACATTACCAAGTGATTTAATTAGTGTAGATAGCGGGGTTTTTAGCGAATTTTCTGGCCCACCTCCAGATGGAATGCGGCGAGCGGCTAATGATGAGTTGATGCCATGTTGGGAACCAGTCCCGGTAATTGAGTATACAGCAGAGCAAATTAAGGCACAGGCGAGACGGTTGCGAAATGATTTTATTTCAGCGACCGACAGGATGGTTACTGTTGATTATACGATTAACGATCGTGATTTAACCGATGAGCAGCAAGATGAAATTATTGCATTACGCGCAGCGTTTAAGGCGTGGCCCAGCTATGAGGGTTGGCCCAATATCGAACTACCAGAAATACCGCTTTGGATTTTAATTGAAGCTGTAAACAATGGCTATGCCGTTCCAGACTGGCCGAAATAAATAAAAAGCCCGAAAGGGCTTTTTATTTTTCTGCGAGGGTATCAGTATCCTATCCCCCACACGGCAACAGATGAGTTTGATTTTGAGTAAGAGCATGCCACTTGAAAGGCCTGCCTGTTAATTACCCTGGCTGACGTGAAAGGCATGCCCGATGTTGCGTAAATAATGGAATTTGTCAAAGCCTGGATAATATTAATACACGCGTTCGGGAATGCGATCGGCCAAAGAGAGTCCACAACAACTAAGGAGCCATCTGAGGATTGCGGCACAGAGACATTACGCCACTGCAAAAGAAAACTGACGCTGTTTGCAGCGGGAATTTTTATCCATCCGCCCGATGAGGTGGAACCGCTAACTGCCGAAAGTTTTGCCGCTTCTCCCAAACGAACGTTTAAAATCCCTCAATGACTATGTAGCCGATAAACTTGGAGAGATAAGAGCTTGAGACGTTCGACCCGTTAGATATTCCCTGCGCTAATACCCGTATTGTGGTTAAGTTTTCTGACGTATAACCTGCAAACTCCAATGAATTATCTGTTGCCGCATTTATCATCAGTGCAACGTTTCTAACAACTCGGCTAAAAGCAATGGGGTAATTAACGCTAATCCCACTTGATGGAGTAGGTATATTTAACGGGTTCGCCGCGTTGTACTTAAGTCCCTGCCTTATAAATCCATCGCTATAGATTTCATACCATGAGTTGTCACTTCCGCCATTTGAGACAAGATACCTTTTCATTCTCGCCATTTCGCCCAAACGAAGATTTGAGAGAGTCTTTTCGATCGCTGCGTCACCGCCTTTGGCGATCTCATCAAGGCAGTTTGCGATCTGCAAATATTGTGAATGTGGGTTTTCCTCAGCCAGGTGTTCTGTCAGCAACTTATCGGAGTATGCTTTTACCTCAATAACAGCAGCATCAACATATGCGCGGGTGGCGAGCACAACAGACGGATCAACTTTCAATTCAACGGCCGCCGCACTGTTAACAATCAGCACCATCCTGACAACTTGCGTGCGTCCGCTACCCTCTTGCAGCTGAGGCTTGTACGTCTCAGCACAGTTTGCAACCGCAATCATTACGCCACTTTCATCGAATAAGCCTATTTCGCGAATCCAGAAACCGCCCTCGCTTTCAGGGATCACCTGCTCAACAATGACCTGGTTCGCATTTGCTGTGTCGATAAATACCGAATTAACCGGCGCGCGGCGCACTTCGTTAACCAGTGCCATGCGCGCAGCATCCGGCGTTGGGAGAGTGCCGCCGCCATCACCCACGGCCATTGTGGTGATTTTTAATGTTGTGCCGAGCGCGGTGGCGTTTGCCAGTTTCGCCGCGCCCAGGTTCGTCAGAATTGCATAGTATTTAGCTGCCATAATTCACGCTCACAGTATCGATTAAATAAACTCCCGCGCTGAACGCGGCATTCCCTGCTGTTGTAATATCGTCCGGCATATACGGGTAAACGGTTAATTCATCCCCCATATAGCACCCGGCGGCGACAGATGTTGCACCGGCTGTCTCAAGCTGAATTGACAGGCCAACCAGATGCCTTGTAAGCGGTTTTGCATCAGCCAGAAGGCGTTCCAGCTCGATGTAAATATCCTCGGTTATGCCTTGTTCGCTGATGCCAATATCAAGACGAAAAGTGCCGGGTGCTTCCCCTGTCTCAAACCACTCGATGATGCGGATCAGGTAGCCGAACGGTTCAACAACGCCGCGCAGGGCTGCAATCGTTCCCTTCAGGCGATGTACGCGCCACGCCGTGCGAATGACCTGCCTTTTCGTTTGCTCCGTCCAGCCCTCATCCCACCTATCGACTGATAACGCCCAGGCCAGATAGGGCAAAAATTTCACAGGACATATGTCAACGTTCCACAGTTTCCAGATATCCACTGGCAGCTCAGACAACCGGCCGCTGGCAGCTACGGCATTGCGCATAAATTCCGTTGCGTTGGGCGGCAACAGGCTGTTACTCATCCGTCCCTCTCATCTCAATCACGGAAGAATCACAGTAGGCGGCCTGGGTATCATTCACAGGTATATTCACAGCCGGGGCCAGTAGCTCCACGCGCTGCACCCCTTCAACGTGTAGCGCTGCCATAATTGCCGATCTCGCCACGTCGCGACCAATGCGCCGCTGCGCCTTCAGGTATTCACTCAGCGAATTAAGAGCAGCTGTTTGCACAATCTCCGCTTCGGGACCTGGGTATAGATACAATTCAGCATCAATATGATAGCGAACGATATCAGCGCTCTGAACCGTCAACCGGTCAGCAACAGGCCTTTTATCTTCGGCTGAAAGCGCTGTGTTTACGGTTGCTAATAACTCAGGTGAGGCAGCGCCATCGCCCTCTGTCGAAAGAATCGAAACTATGGCAACTGCTGGCGACGGGCTGATCCCCTTTGCATCTGCAACCTGGCCGCTGGCGCTTTTAGCAAAAAACTCATAGGCGGACACAGGACCAGCCACGCTCAAGCCCTCATAAGCAGCCTGGGCGCGCAGACGAAACGAAGAGTCACTTTCTGTTTCCGCTTCATCCGTGTCGGTTGCTGGCTTGCTGACCAGTCGGATCACGTCCTGGTTTGCCGCCAGGTTATCCAGATTCGTGCCGGTTGAATGACTCAGCATGCATGCGGCGGTGGCGTCATTTATGCGCTGGCGTAACAGCATTTCGCGATACGCTATGACCTGTGCGATTGCGTTAAGCGGCTCAGACTCAAGCTCCAGCGCGGCTGTGACAGCTGCGCGCTGGTCTTCGGGGAATGCCGCCACCATCATCGCCTTTACATCAGGTAACAGGATCTCAAAATCCAGTTCTTCAATAATCTGCGGCTTCGGCAGCTGCGATAAATCAACTGTTGCCATCTCGATCGCTCCTGAGTGTTACTGTGCCGCTGGTCGCTTCTAACGTTTCTGTTAGCAGGCCGGACAGATACATTTCCACACGCCCGGTTTTTGACCATGAAACATCTACCGCTGACAGAGCAATACGCGGCTCCCAGCGCGTTAACGCGATCACCGCTGCGCTCATTAGCTGCATTCGTGTAATGCTGTTTTGCGGGGCGTCAATCAGATCTGGCAACACGGAGCCATAATCCCTGCGCATAATTCGCGAACCAAGCGGCGTAGTGAGAACATCACGCACTGACTGCCAGAGCTGCTGCTTGTCTTTTTTTACGCCGGGGCCGTCAGGGTTCATACCGATATATCGCGCCATTATTTCGGCCCACCCGTATTGCTCGATCCACCCTGCACGCCGGTATGCACATGCTTATCAACAATCACACCGTTTGATGACAACTGGCCCGATGAATGGGTGACATTGCCGCGCAGCGTGCCGCCATTTTTCAGCTCAAACGTATTTGTCACGAGATGCTGAGTGCATTCAACGACCGGCGTTTCAAGCGTGACGCTGGTTGACGCTGTAATGCGCGCCGTTTTCACCCCCTCAGCGAGCAGCTCACCTGCCGCGGCGTCATATCGAATCCTTGCGCCATCGGGGGCCGTAATTACAATCTCCTGAAGGTCGGCCCCTGGCGGTGATGCTGACTCGCTGTAAATACTGCCGATCACAATCGCCGTTTCCGGGTTCCCTCCAATGCACGCGAGCAGTAACTGCTCACCCTGGGATGGCGCGGCCCACACCCGGAACAGCCCGGCACGAGGCGCGGTCCAGGGTAGCCACGCGGTGGCAAGCTCTCCGACACTGACGCGCACCCGAGCGGCACGCTCGTCAACCTCCAGCACAGTGCCAACGCACAACATGTTTTCAATCAGCCGCTGCTGCTCTGCGCTCATTTCAGCCTCATTGACTCAATCATTTTTTCAGCGATAACCCGGCGATCTGCAATCGTCAGGCCCAGCAGGATGCGGCGCGGGTATGACGCCAGAGCACCGCCGCCAACCTCATCACGCAGGGCAAACTGATGCGCCCGAGCGATGCGTGCCGCCACGCCGGAAAAGCCTGTCTCCGCTCCGTCCGGGGTTGCCGCTGTGCGCAGCCAGCGCGAGGTGCGTAAGCGCCGAAACATTGCCTGTTTTTTTGTCGTGGTGCGCTGCGTTTCCGTCAGATCAATATCCAGCCAGGCCGCTACATCCTCACGCCGCAACGAACGCTCAGCGCCCCCGCGTGCCGAATCACGCCCGGTAACCATCCGGACACCCCCGCGGCCGGTCGTATGTCGCCAGTCTGTTAGCTCTCGCACCTGGCCGCGATATAACACGCGCAGGCTTTTATGCGTTTTACGTAACCGGCGACGCCGTGCTTCATATTGCGATCCGTCCGGGTTTTGCTGGCGTGCTATGCGTTGCTGCTGTCCGCGCCGCACCCCCGCTGCAATAGCGCGCGCAGAGGCGCGTCGGGCTTGTGGCGTCATGCCCGCCAGAATGTCTGCAAATACCCGATCTAGCTGCTGAAACATCGCCTCACTCATCACGACCACCCATGCCAACATCACCAACAAACACCACATCCCAGGGGCCGCCGAAAATTCGCGGTGGCCGTTCCGCTTTATGCTCAGCTATCAGGCCATCTTCATTGCGCTGGACAATGACACGCTCCCACAGCGGAACCTTTAGCAGGATATCGGCTAATTCATCGTTGATAATGTCCGCATCAAATTCGATCAGCCGGTTTTTGTCCGGGTTTAACAACAAATCAGGCTGATTACTTTTTAGCCAGCCGAGCAGAGGGAGCATGAGATCATCAAGCTGACCGGAAAAATCTGTTGCAAGCACATGCAGTGTGTACCGGTACATAAACGCCGCATCATTGCCAGCAACCTCGACAGAACCACGCTCAACCCATACCGTCAGTCGCTCAGGATTAGCCCGGCACCAACTATTTTTGCGCACAAATTCAGCGCGCAGCAGCTCCGCTTTCAGCATTCCCGTTCCTCCCGGCTCTCATCTCATCCCATCGCCTGAGCGCAGCTTTATCAGCGTTGCAGCTGTCAAGCGCATCAAGCACGCTGTCACTCCATGGTAAAAGCTCCCCCCACGTCAGCGCGGATGGCAGGGCAGGGGCTTTAGTGCTGAGTATCAGCGACTGCGGCACTGGCTCATAAATGACCACCGGCGTTAACCTCACCGAGTCGTCGGCGCAACCGGTCAGAGGCAGGGCCAGGCACAGCCACACTGGCACACGGTTCATTTTTGATTTCCTCGCGAATTTCATTGCGTCGTAACTCCCCGCTTTCAGTGCGCTGCTGAGCAAGCTCTTTGATTTCTGTCTGTAACGCGTCTGAGCTGGTCTGCAGCTTGCGAAGCTCTGCCATAACTGCATCCACGCGGCTCGCCTCGCTTTCCAGATCCCTGGCGCGTACCTCTGCCGAATCCCGCTTGTTGGTTTGCCAGCTCAAAGCCAGAGCGAGGAAAAAAGCCAGCCCAGCAAGAAACGTTGCTAACATTCTCATGGCGTCGCCTCTGCAAGTTCCGGGGCTGACAGGCACCACGCCTTAAAATCACTGCGGCGCTTAACCAGGCCAGTCAGCGGCTTTCCGCCAGCATTAACAAAATCTGTCAATCGATCGCAAACGCCCGTCCAGTTTCCGGCCTGGGCGTGCCGCCAGATGGTTGTGCGCTGCTTCAGCCCCTTTTTGTTTGTGAACCACATCAGCCCAACGCAACCAGTGTTAAAAGCTGCGTCTGTCATGGCCTCAAATACTCGCAGCGGCGCGGCGCGCCCATTGAAATTTTGATTCACGCAGTTTTCAGCACGCTGCAAATCCTCAACCCAGCGAGCTGCGATCTCCTCGTTTGAATAACGCCGGTTTTTAACGCCACCCGTTGATCCAATCCCAACCGTCAGGACGCCTGCGGGGCAGTAATAGGGCACCGATCGGCAATCCTCATAAGCTGCGATTTTTTGCTGCACATCCGGCGTGGTGCGGAGTTCTGACGGCCACATGGCGGCAGCCAGGGCAACTATTGCACCCGTGCTACATGCAACTATCTTTCGCACTCTTCCCCCTTCCCTGATGCTGCCAGCAGATGGGCCAGCATTTCATTTTGCTGCCGCTGCAATTGCTCCATCCGGCGGCGATGCCGATGGGCGAGCCATGCCGTTAGCAGGCCGATCGCTACCGCCGGGATAACAGCCCACTGCTTTGCCGTCATTAATCCAACACCCGTGGCAGCAGCTGATGATGTGTACGTTAGCCAGTTCCACAGCTTCGAAATCATGTCCATAACTGCACCAGCTCCTTTGCTGCGGGCTGCTCAATATCTGGCAACTCAACCCACTGTCCGGCGGTTAAAAATAACTCAGTCGATAACCATGGGTTTGCCGCAAGCACCGCCTCTGTAACACCTGCGGTTAAACCGTAATGACGCCAGCACAGTTGATCCACGGTGTCGCCCTGTAGCGCCTGAACCTGCATTAACAAACCTCCGAAATCATTCGCGGGCGACCCAGTATGTCGGCAATACTCCAGCGCGCATCACGCCACAGATCATCGCGCTGCGTACTTAATGTTGCGGCGCGCTTTTCACCGTCGCCGGTCGAATCAACATCACGGTAATTTTCAATGAGCAGCGCGCGGGTAATGCTGTTTACAGCGTGGCGAAAACTGAACAGATTCACGCTTTCATCACCGATCTCATCAGCTGGAACATCAGCCATCGTCAGATGGCCTGCCACCTCCTGAGCGCGCCGCCAGTCGGACAATTCGCGGGTAACATGCACCACTGCCTCAGTGGCCGCATGCTTTAGTCGCGTGGTTGTTACGTTTCCATTGATGCGCATTTCACGGCGGACCCTCTCAAGCTCGATGACCGGCCAGAACGTGCCAGCCGTTATCGTTTCGCCGCGATCATCAACATCAGCGATATCATCAACGCCTGGAGTAACCGCGCGTCGTGCAACCAGACCCATTTTTCAATCCTCAAAGGGTGGCGGTGGGCGGGCGGCAAAAAACTCTCAGGTGAGGCAGATCACCGCCCGCGCCGCCAGCGCGCGGGGCGCAAATCGTTAATTCTTCTTGACCGCTTTGGCCTTACTGCTGTTTTTGCCCGTTTTACTTGCTGCCCTGGTCCTGCTTCCGCGGGGGCGACCCGGCCTTTTCTCCGCAGTGGCCAGCACGGTCACTTCTGCCGGTGCTGCAGCTGTCGTGGCTTCGCCAGTTATTTCTGGCTCCGCGGGGTTAGCTGTGGTTTTTTTCAGTCTGGCGCTAAGTTGCTGTATCTCTTTCTTGACGCCCGCAGCTGGATTCAACTCCATCGCCTGGCGCAGGAGATTCAGCGCCGCACCCAGCGCCTCGTTATCTCCGCGGCGCAGAGCGAAGGCATGAGCTTTGCAGACTTTTGCGCGGACAATATCCGGCATATCCTGGCCCGCAATAATTTCCTCCAGCTCCGCCAGATATCCCGTAAAGCCGGACAGGTCAGCGTCAGGATCTGACGCAGCCAGGTTTAATACGGCGTCAGCAATTTCCTCTGCCAGCACCGTTGGCGCCGTGCGGTTAAAGCGGTCTGGCATCGCCAGGCCATGCCCCACAACGTAACGACCTATGCGAAGCGCCTGGGCGTAATCAGCTGCATCGATAGCCCACAGCATCAGACGAGCAATGACCTCATCCGGGCGGCCGCTGTTGCTTTCCAGCGTGCCATCTATCCAGCCCGCATAATTCGGCAACAGCTGGCGCTTCATTTCGGCCTTTGCCTGATTTGATTGAATACGCTTAAGCGATGCCAGATCTGCGCGCATGCGGTGCAACACTTCTTCGTGCGCCGTTCGCGCGGCTGTGCTGTGTACCGCCTCAGTGTTGTGGCGCTGAGCCATCACGGACTGATAATGCCGCTGGGCAGGTGTAAGCATTTTTCCCCCTGTTATGGCGGGGCTACTTGCCCCGCCCTCGTCGGTTATTCAGCGCCAGCCTGCTCGCTGGCTGTCTGCTCATTGGCACCCTCGCCGCCAGTGGCTGCATTCAGCACAACACCATAGCTGGCCGGGGCTGCGGCTCCCGGTGCAGCAAATTTGATGCCGTCAATCAGCGCGGCTTTGCCCAGGTCCTCCACCACATAATCATCATTTGATGATTGATAGGTCGCGACGCGGTTGTAGTGCGCTTCCTCAACGACAGATCGCCGCGCACTGCCCAGCTGGTAATAAACTGACAGATTCTTAAACGATGTAATCAGCACAACGCCGTCGGGAATCATTGGTGACGTGAATGCTGGCAGGCCGCCCACGCGCTCAGTACTTAAAATCAGCTGCGCCGCCAGCAATTCGCTGTTCGGGTTCGTCTGACTCAAAGCGTTGAGGCGCGGAAAATTAACGGAGGTCAGCAGATCTGGCGACAAAATCACCACCAGATCGGGGGCTTTTTTATGCCAGCTCGCCAGCAAGCTGTTTTTTGCATCAAACACAGCTGCATCCAGGTTGCCGTAAGTCCCGCGGGCAACAATCTGGTTGTCCTCATCACGCGCAGTAATCGTTACATCACTGATAATGCGGTGCGGTGCCTCGTCGCGTATCTTCTGAATCCAGCCCGCGCCGCAGTCCTGCAATAATGGGTATGCCGTCGAATCGGAGACGTCAGAGTAATGCGTGCCGTTAAATCCAATGGTGATACGGTCCAGCGCAATCTGCTCAGCCTGCGACTGCGCGATCAGCTGCTGGAAGTTGGGGAACATCGCCCAGGCATCCATTTCTTCATAGCTTAGCGCTGTGTCGTGGTTCACTTTCCGGCAGCGATAACCCTGGCCCTCAACCTGATGGTTGGGGCTGGGGTTGCGCCGCTTGCTGCCGTCGCTGGTATTGTTTGTGCTCGCACCCGGCCCTTTACTGCCGAGGCGCAGTTTCTGCCCTTCCTGCTCCTTTACAGGCATGACATTAATTTTTTTCAGAAAATCGCTACTTTCCTGCGCTGCTTTTTCCAGCTTCTGCTGAATGGCGGGCTTAACCGTAAAGCTTTTGCCAACAGCCGAACGGCTCACGCCATTAATCGCAGCCTGGCGCTGGGTGTACTGCTCAAATAATTCGCGGGTTTCGTTTTGCATGACGCTCTCTCTTAAAATTCGGCCAGTTGTGCGCTGGAGTTGCCGCCGCTGGATGGCTGGCGGTGATAATCATCACCGTCAGTGCGGCCCAGCATTTTTTTTAGTTCGGCCAGCTCTGCGCTTAAGCTCTGAATTTTCTGGCCATCATTCTGGCGCGCGCGACTCAAATCACTAACGCTATCCATTAGCTCCGAATGTGACTGAGCGACGCTCTCAACAGCATCGCGCACCTGGCTGAACTGCTCGCTATCAGACTTACGGCCTTTACCAATAACCCCCATGATGCGGTTGAACCACAGGCGACCTTCATCACTGCGCTGTTCTGCCAACTCAATCAGCTCGGCCTCAATGGCGTCAGTAAACAGCGGAGCCTCTCCCTGCTGGTTACTAAAGCTCATCACCTGCGCCCGTTGCTCTGCGGCAAATTTCAGCCGCTCAGTTCCCAGGCTGGCGGGGGTATCGGTCATCGCCAGGCCGACAACATATGCCTTTCCATTCAGTGCAAATTGCGGATGCAGCTCAATGCTGGAATAAACCTTCTTTCCCTCATCAGTGAGCTGTTTCATTCGCTCAGACGGCTCAATCTCTGCATAGAGTGCGGTGCGCCCGGCAAGTGGCCCCTCGCTGATATCCTCAGCGCTCAGCGCGGCAACGTCTCCCATTGCCACAAAATCACTCTGAGGAAAGGGCGACAAATAATGCTCAATATTGACGCGGGCGCCGTATACGTCCGGGTTGTAATTCGCTGCGGCCTCGCGCAGGTGCTGGGGTTGAATCTCGCGACCATCTACCGTGGCGCCGGAGACAGCGACGCGAAATTTTTTGGTTTTCTTCATGGTTCCTGTATGCCCGTTTAACCTTGCTCGGTAGTGATAATTGCAGAGCCAGAAAAATTACCCAACCAATTGAAGTTGTGAGGGAAATGGGAGAACCAAAGGGGCGGGAAACCAGCACGCGCGCGCGTTAATCTCACTGGTAACAACTACCGGGGGAATGATGATTCAGGACGCATTTATACGAGAGCGGGCGCGCCAGCTTTACTGGCAGGGTTACACGCCTGCGGAAATCTCGCGCCTGATGGGAACAAACCAGAATACGATCTACACGTGGAAGAAGCGCGACGGCTGGGATGAAACGCCGCTGATGCAGCGTGTCACCACCTCATTACATGCTCGCATGATTCAACTGACCGACAAAACTGATAAATCAGGTCGCGACTTTAAGGAGATAGACCTGCTGGGGCGTCAACTTAAAAAGCTGGATGATGGCGCAATCGCACAGCCCAAGAAAAAGCAGCGCAAGCTCAAAAACCATTTTACCGAGCAGCAGGTTGCGGCACTGCGTCAGAAAATTACCGACTCGCTTTACTGGCATCAGCAATGCTGGTTTGAGCAGCGCAACCTGCGCAACCGCATGATCCTGAAGTCTCGCCAGGTGGGGGCAACGTGGTATTTCGCACGTGAGGCGCTTCTTGACGCACTGGAAGATAAGCCAAAGACATACCAGCGTAATCAAATTTTCCTTTCAGCATCACGGCGGCAGGCTTATCAGTTTCGCGGGTTCATCCAGAAGCTGGCAGAAGAGGTCGACGTTGAGCTGAAAGGCGGAGACAAAATCGTCCTCTCAAATGGCGCTGAGCTGCACTTTCTCGGTACGTCTGCGGCTTCCGCTCAGTCATACACTGGCAACCTGAAATTTGATGAGTTTTTCTGGACCAGCAACTTTATCAACCTTCGCAAAGTTGCCGGAGCGATGGCGACACTAAAAGGGCTGACGCGTACCTATTTTTCAACACCATCCAGCGAAGAACACGAAGCGTATCAGTTCTGGACCGGCGACCGCTGGCGCAAGCAGCGAGGGCGCGGGGCGCGCCCGGAGTTCGATGTGTCATGGAAAACGCTACGTAGCGGCCTGATGTGTCCAGACAAAACCTGGCGGCAGATTGTCACGCTTGAGGATGCAATCTCACACGGCTGGGATCTGACAGACATTGACGAGGTTCGCGATGAGAACGGGCCGGACGAATATGAAAACCTTTATGAATGTAAGTTCGTGCGTAGTGGTGAAAGCGCCTTTGATTACAACCTTTTGCTCAGTTGCGGCGCAGACGGTTATGACGACTGGCAGGACTGGAAACCCTTTGCGGCGCGACCAATGGCAGATCGCCCGGTATGGCTCGGCTATGACGCAAATGGCAGCAGCGGCAATGGCGACAGCGGCGCAATCTGCGCGGTCGCGGCGCCACTGGTTGAGGGCGGAAAATTCCGCACGATTGAAACCCGGCAGCTGCGCGGGCTGGAGTTCGAACAGCAGGCGCGCGTCATAGAGGAATTTACACTGAAGTACAACGTGCAACATATCGCGATAGACAGCACCGGCATTGGCGATGCTGTCTACCAGATAGTGAAAAAGTTTTACCCGGCCGCTGTCAGTTACCAGATGAGCATTTCATCAAAGCGCGCGCTTGTGCTTAAGGCGTTACAGGTGATGCGCGCTGGCCGCTGGGAATATGACAGGGCAGAACAGGGGCTTGTTACCGCCTTTAACGCAGTGCGCCGGGTTAAGACCCCTGGCGGCTTCATGACGTATGACACCGACAGAAGCCGCGGTGTAAGTCATGGCGACCTGGCCTGGGCCAATATGCTTGCAATTATCAACGAGCCGCTCGGCGCCGAATCCGGCGGCGGTTCATCCGTTTCGGAGTTCTGATGTCCAGAAAGAAAAAATTTCACAGGCAAAGCCAGCATGCTGTGCCTGATTTTGCGCAGGCCATCAAAACCGCGCCTGAGTTAAGCGCTTTTTCCTTTGACGGTCCTTATCCCGCGGGTGCCCCCGATCTGCTGGATAACATGTACTGCGCCGACAATGGACGGTATTACGATACGCCGATCGACTGGTATGGCCTGGCGCGCGCCTTTAGCCAGTCTGGCTGGCATCAGTCGGCGTTGACGTTCCGTCGCAACGTGCTGGCCGGTTGCTTCATTCCGCACCGATTACTATCGCGCCAGCAGTTCTCTGCGCTGGCGCTGGACTTTGGCACCTTCGGTAACGGTTATCTTGAGCTGCGCAAAAGCATGCTGCGGCAGCCGATGGCATTGCGCCGCGTACCTGCAAAGTACACCCGGCGTGCGTCTGATGATTTGGACAAGTATTGGTATATACAGAGCGGACAAGATGATCATGAATTTCGCCCGGGGAGTGTTTGTCACATCATTAACCCCGACATTCACCAGGAAATTTACGGGATGCCAGAATATCTCGGCTCGCTGCTGTCGATTAGCCTGGCGCACTCGGCGGACAAGTTCCGCAAAATGTTTTATGACAATGGCAGTCATGCCGGATGCATCGTGTACGTTGGCAGCGCACTGGCCGATCAGTCCTCTATCGATAAGCTGAAAAAAACGCTATCAGAAACCCGGCAGGGTGGTGCGTTCAAAAACATCCTGATCCATGCCCCGGCTGGCGGCAAAGATGGCGTGCAAGTGCTGCCGTTCAGCCAGATTAGCGCAAAAGATGAGTTTTTAAACATCAAGGCCGCAACGCGCGACGACATATTAGCGGCGCACCGCGTGCCACCACAGCTGATGGGCGCCATGCCAGAAGGTAATGGGAGCTTTGGCGACGTGGAGAAAGCGGCGCGGGTGTTCGCTATTAACGAGCTTACGCCGACAATGGAAGCGCTGAAGCACATCAACGACTGGCTGGGTGAAGAAGTGATTCGATTCAACCCCTACGCGTTGCTTGAGAGCCAGTAATACCCCACACGGCGGCCTGAGAGCCGCCACACCTAACGCGCCGCTTGCGCGCATAAATATCCCCTCCTATCACATTCAAGCCCCGCAGGGAGCGACAGAGCGCGCGTAAGCACCCACCCTTAACCCCCTTAGCGCGCGCTTGCTCCCCCGCCTCGCCTGCGCGCAAAACATGTTTGTTTTTGTGCAATTTCTGGGGGAGATGGAAGTCGCGCCAGTGCTGGTGTGGTCGAGGATTCGTGGCGAATTAAAAATCGTGCATTTTTGTGCAGTATCTTGCAACGAAAATACCATGCTCAAGCATAATAAATATAGGGAAAAATATAGGGGTTTCGTTGACATTATAGGGGGCACCCCTATATTATCAACACTCCCTATAGGGATGTGCTCTTTAAAAAATTTACCTCAGGGCTGTCAAGATGACTGATATTCAATGGACAGGTAGGGCCGTTAAGGACTTACGCTCATTGCCTGCAAGTGATCAAAAGGCTGTACGCGAAAAGGTTAACGCTATGCAGGCTTACCCGGACCTATCGGGGCTGGACTTTAAAAAGCTTACCGATAGAGATGGGTGTTATCGACTACGGGTTAAAAGTTACCGCGTACTTCTTGAAATCATAAACAATGAAGCCGTGGTGATTGAGATTCAGCGCATACTGCGCCGAACTTCCACAACATACTAGGGAAAGGCGGGGTAACCCGCCCTTTTGACAGCACAACAAGTAAGTTTTCCCCGATGATAGCGGTTTAATTTTTTGATTTTGCAATACTTTTATTTTTTTTGGTGGGTAGTCGCCAAACCAAACTAAGCTAAGGAAATGGATACCGTGACTAATATTCAATTTATTACCGATAGCAGAGGACGCCGCGTCTCAGCTGTGGTGCCAATTGAATTGTTCGAAAAATTAACGCGCAATAGCGATATTGACGAATTATTTGAACCAGTTCAAAACGATACCGGCGCTTCTGATAGGGTCCGATACCCTAATGAGGTAATCAACATACTCTCGACCAAGGGGTGCACCATGCAAGCTGCATGGCGCATTTACCGCAAGTTAACCCAAAAAGAGGTTGCCGCCGCACTAAACATCAAGCAATCGACTGTTTCTGAATTTGAAAAGTCCGAGCGCCCACGCAAAGACAACCTTGAACGGCTGGCTGCGCTTTACCAGTGCAGCCCAGAGCAACTAATTCTTGAGTAAGCCAATGCCCCGGAGACGGGGCATTAATTTATGAATAATCGTCAGAATAGCGATAGGCTGGGATCTTCCATTTCTGGAAAATCATCATCAAATCTCATCGCGCGTGACTCCACCCGTTTGCCTACTCAACCTCATACAGTGTGGCTAGGATGGCGAGATACTCGCCATGGGGTAGCCCAGCGAAGCTATTGCGCTGGCCCGGTCGTGGATTCAGGCTGGCTTCAAAATCGTGCCTTTTGCGCGGAGCCTTGCAGCGAGAAATAGATACAAAAAAGCCGCCCAGGGACGGCCTTTTGTTTATGCAAAATTATTCAGAAATTGACACCTTGCCTGCCGTCTGGTTTTGGCATAAATGTTGGCCCAAGAGCTTTAGAACCCTGCTTGTCCTGCTCTTCCTTTTCTTTAAATTTCGAATAAGTATCCGTATCAAAGAAAGAAATACCCTCAATCCCATCCTTTGGTATGAGCGTTCTAAAATCAGATAAGCTTATCGGGCCGGCATTAACCCCGCCCACAATCCCACTGTCTATATAGTGCCTTTTATAATTGGTGGTCACATTGATAGTGAGTGTTTTTTCATCTCTGTATCCACTCAAAAGCGGGAGGAGTTCCAGATATTCAGCTTTGCCGTGCTCAAACTGCGGACAATTTACAATGCCCACATAGAATTTTCTGGAGCTTAGTGTGATGATAATCGGGAATTTTCGAACAGCACCTTCAATCAGCAGGCTTTCGAGAGAATCGTGATGAACAGCCTTCACCAGTGCATCAATTCGCCTATCCTCGCTACTACATGTATACCATTTAACAAGCTTACCGCACGCCCATGCGAAAAACATGGACAGCACACCGAACACGGCAAATTTTAAATCGCCAAACTTGAACTGGTCGGATGGGGAAAGCGGAAAAACACGCTTGATTGAATCCGCTTCAAGAAAATCATGCGCTACGGCGAAATTATAGGCCCAACGAAACAAACCCAGCATGCTGAGGGCGGAACAAAACAACCATGCAATCAGAGTAAAAAGAACTCCCCATGCCGCTACATAAAAATAAGCGTCCCAACCTTCGGAACGCTTAAATATATATCTTGCTGAAACTGACCGTGTAACATACAGGTAACCGCTAATGAGCGCTATTGCCAGTATAATTGTATTCATTCATCCTTTTTCCCAGAATCGTCCTTCACATCTGGCAGTTTCTCGATCCGAGCAGCGATCGCCTCAAGCACTTTGACGTCATCAAGATTCAACGACACATAACCATCTCGGCTGATAGTATAACTGCCTTGATTGTCTTTCAGGGCTTTCTTAAGCCGTTCTTTTGAGCTGAACATAGTTCCACCCAAGGATAGTCCATATGCTATTGACATATCCGCCTCCTCCATTCCTAAGCTAGTCTCATCAGAGAAAAATGTAATCAAAAGGTTAATGCGCGCCCGTTATCATCCATGTCTTGACAAAAACTTTTCTTATAAAACTAAATGGAGCGCTTGACATGTTATGTATAGTAAAGCATGGGCTATATCAACAGTTTTTGCTGTAAAAAAACTTAAAAGCAGTTAAAAAACTATATGTAGTGCCTTTGCAATTTCAAAAGCCCTACTGCCCCCCCCCCCCCTCTGTTTACTACAAGAAAATTATACCACACACTGTATTTATATACAGTTATAATGTTAAATTTTTTCAATAGCAGCCACAAATAACAGTGTAGCCCGGCAAACACAGTCATTTTTGATATCGGTAATCACTTCCCATACGGCGTAGCCACGCGTTAACCCGTGTCATGGTCGATACGCTGGCCGCCTCACCCGTGAGATAAAGCCTGCCATCCTGACGCGCCCTGTAACTCTGCCCGCCTAAAATGAGTGAGCGACCAGCCAACAACAGCCCGATCTGTGCGTTGCTTAACCGCCAGCCGCTTGCCGCTGCAAAATCCCGCAGGCGCTCACCTGCTTCGGTAAGTTGTTGGCCGGTATTCTCACCATGCCGCCGCGATTGCCGTCGGCGTTTAGTCGCTGCTACTTCCTCCAGAAGCCTAGCAGTCAGCTCCTTACGCTGCTGACGGTTTAGCGAAGCAAAATCAACCGCGCCCCGGTCAGCTGGCACTGCCATTTCTGACGGTGGCGCGGCCTGTCTGACGTCTTTTTCATCTGTCCCGCCGCAGTCGGTACAGTTATTGACAGAACTCCAAGGGGCCGCGGAGCGGCCTGGAAGGTCAACGTCAACGGCCACATCATTGGCGGGTTTGTGTTTTGGCACGATCTTGTAATGAGCTGTGCGCGTGTAAATCGGCTCGGCGCTGGAATAGGGGGAGTAAACCCCGGCAATGCGCGCTACTGCGTCGCCGTAATCATTGCCGTTTTCGGTGACCTCATAGCACAAGCGAACGCGCAGCATGTTGCGCTCAACGAGTGGGCCGCCCTGGGCCGCAACATATCGATCCCATGCTGATGCGTCAGCGGCAGCGCGTACCTCTTCAATCTCAGGATGCAGCACAAGCTCACGCTCGCCCATCTTGCGCAGCTCACGCCAGACGGTGACCGGCGCACCGCCTATCTGTTGAAACTGACGAATCGACCAGCGTGACGCCCACGCGCTCACGCGGCGGGCCATATCCTTTAGCGGCTCGCCGGTTTCGTCGTCGGTGTCACCATCAAGCGCGTAGCCATCAATGTTTTTGCTGATGTACTTAGCGATATAGCCCGTAGCACTGCCAAACTCCTCACGTATCGGCACGGCCTTAAAGCGGTTTTCTGCGGCACCCGGCTCATTACCAGCTTCGGCCAGCGCGTAATCCCGAAAAATTTTGCGAGCGCTCTCGACGTGTTCGGGGAGCATGAATAACAGCAAGTGCCAGTGCGGGGTTGCGTCGTGATGAGGCTCTACCACGCGGAAGCCAAACACGCGGATGCCATGTCGTTTCCATTCTGCGCGCACGCGCGCCCACACATTGCAGAGGTATTTTTGGGTATCACGCGGCGAAGCCCCGCTGTATTTATCATTGCGGCGGCCATCACTAAGCGCTGAGTGATAACTGGACGGGGCCGTAAGCGTGTAAAACTCCCCGGCCGCACCGGTTTCTTTCGCCAGGTCCTCAAATCCACGCATGCGCGCCATTAGCTCGCGGCGGCGGTTTGCCGGATTTGCAACACTGGCCGCCACCTTATCTATCAGAGACGTGCGCTCGCCAGTATTCTCATCTTCTAATTCCATCGCCTTCAAAAACTCGCGGTTCGCTTTCTTCTGCGCGAGCCATTCTGAGAGGCAGGGGTTACTACAATAGGGGGCTGACTTCCTGTGGACATAGCCCGCAGCAATCATTAAGTGCTCGCGCCAGCGCGCTGTTAGGCGCCGTAATTTGTTTAACCACCAACGCGGGGTTTGCAGGCGCGCAACGGCGCACAACGCCTCGTCAGCACTCAGCGTTTCTGCCTCATATTTACGCCAACCAGGCACCGCGATGGTTAAGTGACGAGTCAGCATAGCAATGCAGCCATAGGCCGATATCGCAGCGAACTCAGGATCGCCGCCGGTGCGTCCCATCTGTAAATTAAACTCGCGCATAAGCTCGCCCGCCATCAGATCTGCGAGCGTATGCGCCAGTCTCTTCAGTTGTTTTTTACCCGCCCACTGCAAGCGATGGAAATCACCATGCAGGGGCAGCAGCACGGCAGGCCAGTTGCTTTGCGGTAAATATTTATCGTTAACTGCATCAATACGGCGCAGCACGCGGCGCTCAAATGTGTTAAGCAACCACTTGCGAGAGGCCGCGGGATCTGTGGCGTCAAGCTGCTCCAGGCGCTGTGCGTAATATGCACGAATGTACTGCGGCAACGCCGCCAGACGGCGGCGCAGATATTTTACCCGGTCCGGCTTTTCGTCGGTTTCAGCAAGATCGGCCAAAGAGAGCCACTTGCGCTGGCCTTCAGGCGTCAGGTACTTGATGCCGCGTGCTGGTTCAGCAGCGGCATAGTTTCCAATAGCTGGACGTGGAGCACTCCATGTGTACGGGTTAGCTGGAGCGGTCATTTAACCGCCTCCGTATACGCCCTTATGAATTCTTCCGCGACCGGCACGGCGATGGCATTTCCATAGGCGCTCATTCGCACACTCCGGCATAAATGCTGCTGCAAGCCGCCTTATCATTCGCGGCCGCCAGAAGGTCAAACTGCGCTCCGCCGCGTGTTGTCATCGCCCAATCGCGGTAAGTCTCAATCCCGTAACTATCGACAGTGATAATTTCTATCCGGCGTTCAGCGCGCCGCGGGTCATGGGTAGAGGGGAAAAAGGTAGAATTGCCGCGTCGAGAGCATGCCGCGACAAGGCGCTCCCACGCAGCCACGCGCTCGATTTCCTCCGGCCAGCGCTGAAATATCTCTGCAAGCTCTGATTTACGCGCGTGGATGCATGGCATACAGCCAACGCGTGAGCACCCTTGCTGATAAAGCGGGTTTGGCTTAATGCCATGACGCTTTGCCAGTGCGAAAACATCGTCATGCGTCCAGTGTAAAATCGGACGGTAAACATGTAGCCCCGGCGTATTATCAGCATCTTCCTCCCATACAGGTAAACTGGCCCGCGCCGCTGACTCTTGTGCGCGAACGCCCTGCCAGCTAATTACCTCGTCGAACTCTTCCAGTGCAGGTAAAACCACCTGATTTCGCACTGGTTCATGTTTCAGGTCAAATGTGCAGAAACGCGCCTTGGTGCTTGGGAAGCGTCCTTTCCACATACAGAGATCAAGGAATGGATTACCCGTTGGTTTCAGAACCTCCAACGCGTGGCGGATACGTTCCGCCGCCTCTTCGGGCGACATTCCGCATTCTTCAACCAGAGAAACCGGCCACTTATCTGCAATAAACCTACGCTTTCCCTCTATCTGACGAGAGAAATCAGCTTTAACACGGACTACTTTTCCAAGCCTGGATTCCAGATAGTCCAGGTAGTCCATTGTCTGTGGGTGTTCATGACCGGTGTCTGCAAAAACAGTCGAATAAGGCACGCCGCTTTCAATGGCTAAAAGCCATTGCGCAAGGCTATCTTTCCCACCAGAGACGGAGATGATATTGAGCGTATCAATGGCGCTACAGCGAGGATCAATGGCGTTCATTATGGTGCCCTCCCTAAACCGTCGAACACGCCTGATGCAACCATCGCGTTATAAGTCGCGTCACCGCAGCACGGTCCGCAGTCCGGGCACCGGCCGCCGCCAGCACTGCCGCAAGCAGGGCAGACCTTCAGGACGCCAATGACCTCGCCTGCTGGAGTACGGCTCTTTGCTGACGCGCCAGCGGAACGCTGCACGCTAATTTCATGAAATTTAAAATGCTGATAAATCTCGCGGGTGGCTGGCGTGTCACTGTTGGAAATGACCACCTGTGCGCCAGTCTGTTGCTGCGCCTCAAGCAGAGCGGCGGCGAGCTGGCGGTGTTCTTTCCGGCCAAAGGGGCTACTGTGATATTGGGTAAAACTTGCCGTTTCACTGGCCGGCAGGTAAGGCGGATCGGCATAAATTACCGAGTCACCTCCAATCGTCACCTTGATGGTGTTCTGAAACGAGCAGCACAGAAAAATCGCTTTCGTGTCGCGCGCCTTTTCAGAGAACAGCCTGATCTGCTCTTCAGGAAAATAGGGGGCGGATTTGCTGCGACCAAACGGCACGTTAAAGCAGCCGCGCTGGTTATAACGCACTACACCGTTAAAGGCGTGGCGGTTGAGAAAAAGGAACTGCGCGGCACGTAAAACCGATCCAGCGTCGGGCTGGCCCTCATGCATATCATGAGAGGCCATACAATCGCGGCGCCGCGCGTTGAAGTCGCCACGTATCCAAATATAACCCTCAACGTCTCCGTAAATCTTGAACAGCGGGCGGGCGGCGTTAATTACTGCATCAGGCCAGTGGGTGATCTGACGATAGAAGCTAATGAGATCCGGGTTAATGTCGCCCAGGACGTAACGACGATATTCCGTACCCAGGAACACTGACGCACCACCAACAAACGGCTCGATCAGGCAATCGGCTTTTGGCAGGAGTGGAAGCAAGTCGGGCAGAACGCGGGATTTTCCGCCAGGCCATTTCAGAGGGGAACGAATCATTTTTTACTCTCCTTGTTGTACGCTTCATGTGTCATGAGCAACCAGGTTTTACCGCCGGTTTTGCTGAGCAGGCGCCAGCGCAAGCCAATGCGGATAACGAGGTATCGATGCGGGTGCAGGCTGGAAAAGTTGCGGGCGCCGCAGGCGTATGCCCGCAGCGCTTCGGCGGCGCGGCGAAAAACCGGGCGCGGGGCGCTGCATTGGGCGGTGAAGGTAGCCGGGATGCTCATCAGGCGATCCCGGCGTCGATATTGTGAGCAGTCAGGCGCTGCCATATCTCACAGGCCATTTCAGCCTGATAAACGGCATCAGTTAGGGCGTTATGCGATTCGGTTTTGCGGGGGTGTGGCACATAGCCTGTAACCCCTGCACAGGCGATTAGGGGGCGCAGGCAGCGCTCATTCCAGTAATTCCACGGCGTAGGGTAGTGGTTGCGCTCAAGCGCACTTTTGATGATGGGGAAATCGAATGATGCACCTTTACACCATACCCGCAGATTGTCCGGGTTGCGTGGTCCATGTACGCCCAGGAAATCCATGAAATCTCGAAGGGCAATCCATTCACTGACGCTTTCCGTGGTTAACTCAGCGCGAACCTCTGCCGACTGTCTGCACCACCAGGCAACCGTTTCAGCGCATACATGGCCGCCATTGCGCTGGCTGTTTGCCGGATCAACTGTTAAATAAAAACTTTCACTAAGCTGACCTGTGGACGGCTCAAAAAATACAGCGCCGATAGCCACCAACGCGGCGTTTGGTTCTTTGCTCAGAGTTTCCAGATCAATCATTACATTATTCATAGAGAGGCCTTTAATAATATGAAGCGGTATTAACCACAGGACGCTGTAAAGCATTTATTAGATTGCTGCGAAGTTCGTTTATAAAAACCGTAACGGCGGCATCACTTGCCGTTAATGTTAATTCACCATCGTAGTGGGTTTTAATTGTCAGCCCCTCGCGTTCGATGGCTGGCAACATAACGTTTAAAATAAAGCTGTATTGTTCGCGCTGATTCATTTTCCCCTTCCTTCGGGCAATAAAAAGCCCTGCCAGAAATGGCAACAATTAAATTGATTATTTTGATTCTGCTTTTAAGCTAGTTCGTGTGTTGTCGTTATCTCTGAATAGATAAGAGGTCGTAAGGCGGCGGTACGCTCCCGCCAGACATTGTAGCAACCAGCTCACGCAGTTCGCACAGCGTTCCCTGTTCGGCCTCACCTGCTGTTAATGCGAAATAGTAAAGATGAGACAGGCCGTGCCTAAGCAATGCAAAGGCGCTTCCCGCTTCAATCCCAACAAAATGAATATTGAAATAAAACGATTCCAGCAGAGAGTTAACTTTTTCCGCGTAATCTCTTTTCATGTTCGCTTCCTTTTTTAAGTTTCCGGGCATGAACACGACGACAATGATCAATAACCATTGCACGTAACGAAAAAACAATAAGCACAGCGAAAAGCATTAAAATGATGAATAAATATGAATCATCTGTTGTGCGTTCCATGTTTAATAATTCCATCAACAGTCGCTCGTGCTTCAGGCAAAGAAAAATCAATGCCGTAATAATTGCCTGTGCAGGTTATTTGATAGCGCTGGCGATTATAGGGTTTCATGCGCGGCAGCTTTACAAGGGTAAAGCCGCGGTAAAGAAAAGTTTTGCTATTCAATTTCGCTAACATCATGCACCTCATGCGGTGGCTCGACTGATCACCGAGTGGCGATTTCGTTTTCTCAAGGTGTGCTGCCGCTTAGTTACGCTGCGATAAGTCGCTTTGTCGCGCATAAGGCGATCGATGTAATGCTTTTCTTCGGGGGTAATCATTGCTCTACAGTGCGCTACTGCCTCCCAATATTCCTGAAGCATGATAAAACGCTTTGGTCGCTTACAGCCCGGCATCCCTTCGCGGTGAACCGGGATCTGTGCTCGGTCCATAAGGTTTCGGACTGATTTCAGCGTCCTGCCTGTAAGGTAAGCAAACTCAACAGGGGTTACAAAAACCTGCTTCTGCAACTCTTCAGTATTCATATCTCTGATGCTTCCCGCCTGCGCTTCTGTTAGGCGACACGTACGATTTCGGGCGCCATTCAACGGGAATTGCCTAATGTCGTTACATTCAACGCTAATATCGATATCTCGTCTTTTTGTCATTTGTTAGACTCTCCGATCACTGCCAATTGAGGCTTGCGAAGTCCAATTTGCGCATGACGTCATAGGTTGTCTGTTGAGCAAACTGTGGCTTGTTTTTCATAAATATGACGAGAACTCATCATGAAGTCAATCACACAAGGCGAAAAACTCGGCCTTATTAGGGATTCAGAACGCCTTTCAAAGAGGCAACTAACTGATTTAATTGGAATGAATTACTCAACTTATGTTGGCTATGAGCTGGGCAGAACGAAAATGACCCTCGAGTCAGCTATTAAACTCTTTGGTCACCCTAGGTTTCAGAAATATCAAGACTGGTTTATGTATGACCGAGTTGACCCGAGCCGGGGCCAGGTTGCTCCGGCTCTCGCACACAGTGGGCAAGAAGCAACAACATCACAACACTCAGACCAAAAGACTGGTTAACCGTTAACGCTCTTTATGAATGTTCACGATGCAAATTAAAGAATTGCCCTAGTTATGAACTATTAAGAAACGAACCAAAAACCATCGGAGGGCTTAGCCATGTCGGTTAAGAAGCTTATCGATGGTCGCTATGAAGTTGACGTAAGGCCGCGGGGGCGTGACGGAAAACGCATCCGGCGGAAGTTTGACCGCAAGGCAGAGGCTCACGCCTTCGAAAGAAGCATTATTGCAAAGCACCAGGAGAAAGATTACCTCAGTAAACCCGCAGACAAACGCTGCTTAAGTGAATTTATTGCTCTTTGGTGGCAACTGATAGGGCGTAACAAAAACTACGCTCGACGCAGGTTAAGCACAGTAAATTGCATTTGTCGGGACATGGGCGACCCTATGATTTACCAAATTGATGCGCGGATGCTCATTGACTACAGGGCGAGCCGATTGAGTGATGGTATTAAGGCGTCGACAATAAATCATGATCTTTTCGCTTTGAGTGGTTTATTTAAGGCAATGGCAGTAATTGACGAGTTTCATGGTGAAAATCCTGTAAGCCAGATCACCCCTTTGCGTGAGAAAAAGACGGAAATGTCTTATCTCACCCATGATGAGATTGAACGACTGCTAAGCATGGCGAAGGGGGATTATTACCGTATTGCCGTTCTCTGCCTTGCCACTGGTGCAAGATGGGGGGAGGCCCATCAACTGAAGGCTGAAAACATTATTGACAACCGAGTAATGTTTAATTTAACCAAAAATGGAAATCGGAGAGTCGTGCCTATATCAGAGGATGTTGTGAAGCTGATTAAGGATCGAGAATCTGGCCGTTTATTCCGGGTGAGTTACAGCCGTTTCAGAAAGCTGATAAAAGAGGCCAAACCAAATCTACCAGACGGCCAAGCCGCTCATGCGATGAGACATACATTTGCTACTCATTTCATGGCAAAGGGCGGGAGCATTATCACACTACAACGCATCCTCGGACATGCGGACGTGTCGCAGACGATGATCTATGCGCATTTTTCCCCCGACTTTTTGATTGATGCAGTTAGCTACAACCCCCTAAGCGGAATGTCCACATTGTGTCCACACATTGGAGGCAATAGGGGGCTTTCAGAGGTTAAGTAAGTCCGTAAAAACCTTAGTTGGCGCGGCCTATGCTGATGCCGCGCCTTCTAAAATCCCAACCGCAAGGGGAAGGTCAAGCTGGTTGTCGTGGGCCATTTTTAGCGGTCATGTTTTGATACAGGTCGTCGATTTATCACCACAATTGGCGCGGATCGGCTTTGCTATAGTTTTGCTGCCACAAAAAACACTCACGAGGAGACAATGATGCATCATGAAGAAACCCGGGAATTGGGTAAAAGCGGTATTCAGGTGCCGAAACTGACCTTTGGCGGTAACGTGTTTGGCTGGACGGTGGATGAGAAACAGTCGTTCTCGCTGCTGGACGCGCTGGTGGAAAGAGGGCTGTGGTTTATCGACACTGCCGATGTGTACTCGCGCTGGGCGCCGGGCAACCAGGGAGGCGAGTCAGAAACCATCATCGGCAAATGGCTCAGGAAAACCCACAAGCGCGATGCGATTGTGCTGGCAACTAAAGTCGGCATGGAAATGTCGCGTGAGAAAACCGGGCTTAGGCCGCACTACATTCGCCAGGCGGTGGAGGACTCCCTCAAGCGCCTGCAAACCGACTATATCGATGTCTACCAGGCGCACCGTGACGATCGGGACACGCCGCTTGAGGAGACACTCGCCACCTTCGATAAGCTCATTAAAGAAGGTAAGGTGCGTGCTATTGGCGCTTCGAACTACAGCGCTGAGCGGCTTCAGGCTGCGCTTGATATCAGTAAGCGCAACGGGATTGCGCGCTATGAAGTGCTGCAACCGGAGTACAACCTTTACGATCGCAACGATTACGAGTCCGGCCCTGAGCAGGTGGTGCGCGAGGCGGGCATTGGGGTTATCAGTTATTACTCGCTGGCAAGCGGCTTTCTGAGCGGTAAATACCGCAGCCAGGCTGATGCGGGTAAGAGTGCGCGCGGTGAAAAAGTGGTGGGGCAGTATGTGAATCCACGCGGCATGAAGATCCTTGAGGCGCTCGACAGCGTGAGTCAGGCGCATCAGGTAGCGCCTGCACAGGTGGCGCTGGCGTGGCTGATGGCTCGCCCAGGCATAACGGCACCGATTGCCAGCGCAACGACGATAGCGCAAATTAACGATCTGGCGGGCGCAACGCGGCTTACGCTGAGTGCAGAGGATATTGCTGTGCTAAACGACGCCAGTCGCTAA